CACTTTCAGCACATGATTCACACGACTGGTTAGATCATCTCTGTGCGAAATTAAGAATACATTCTTGTCACGTTCTCGAGTCATGCGTTTTAGCACAGCGATACTGGATTCTACTCCGCTAGCATCCATGCCTGAATCTACTAATTCGTCGATGAACAAGAGATTGATGCTGTGATAGAGATTCTCCCATACATCACGGAACGCCCAGCTCAGAGAAAGTATCAATCTATTGCGTTCACCGCGGCTCAAATTGTCAAAATCTAGATCTTGTCCCAGTTGAGTGATTATCACAGTGAGATCATTTTGGAATTCCACTGTGTGCGGTAGGCCAATCTTGTCCAGATAATAGGTAAGACGTTGATTTAGGAATGCGAGATTCTGATCAATGATTCTTTTGCGCACAAATGAATCCTTGTTCGTGAGCAATTTGTACAGAAACTCCTGATGATCTTTGACACGCACCAGTTCGTTCATGTAGTTCCAGTCGATCTCCTGTACCGCAGTGGCCTTGAGCTCGATGATCTGTTCATCATAGGGATTTTCATCTGCGGCCTTGATCTCAAGATCCTTTTCCAGACTGGTCAGTGTGTTCTTGTGATTCAATGCCTCTTCCAAGGTGTCATACTGCACCGTTGGACAATCGCCTAGAGCTCCTAGTTCTGTGAGTGCTGACTCATAGGCAGAGATGTTCGCAGTCTGCGAATCATATTCTGCACAGGCCGCGGCATGATCTTTGCGTTTTGCAGCCATTACTTCGTCGTGCTTGGCATCGTGGAACTCCTGACCACAGGCATGACAGAGATGTCGTTCTAGAGTAGCGATTTCAGCTGCTAATCGATCACGCAGTTTTTCTTCTCTGCTCTGATCTAGCCTAGCTCGATTTAATTGAGCAGTGACTTCGTTGATGTCTTTGCGCAGTTGATTGTACACAGCCAAAGCCTTGTGTGCAGCTACTTCTTGTTCGATATCGATGTGACTTAGATGATCAATGCTCTTGAGAATATTTTCGAGATTCTTTTCTTTGGCCTCTTCCCACATGTTCTGTTTGCGTTCCAGAGCAGTGATGCTCTGCTGTATGCGCTCGTTGCTGGCTTTAACAGTTTCCACACGAGTAGTTTCAGTGCTGATACTGTCTTTGGTTAGCTTGATCTGTTCTTTGAGAGCTTCTGCTTTTTCACTTAGCAGTGTTATTCCTAACAACTGTTCAATGATGGCACGTTGTTCTGCCGCCTTCTGTGCCAAGAACGGTTCTGTATAGGTGTTTAAGGCCACTAGATGCTTGAACATGTCGTGGCTCATGCAGAATCTTTCTTCGATGCTTTTCTGCGTTTCTCTGCTGTCGCCTTGCGATTCGTCTAGATCTGTGAGCTGCTGTTCCTCGCCATTGACACTGAATTTCAGTATGTTGGGTTTGCGACCCCGCTCGATGTGATATTCAACACCGTCTACATCAAAAGTCACAGTGACCAGCATGCCCTTGCCGTTGATCTTATTGATTAGATTATCACGTTTGATATTCGTTAGTGCTTGGCCATAGATGCCGTAGCTGAGACCATTGATGATGGTGGTTTTGCCTGTGCCATTTCTGGCACCCGAGTCGTCACCGCCTAGATCCAAGTTTTCACCTAAGACCAGTGTGAGCTGTCCGCGATCGAAGTCGATAGCCTGAGTCTGTGCGCCCACACTCATGAAGTTACGCACGGTTAGATTCTTGATTTTAATCATAGGTCGTTGTATATCTCCAACAGCAGGCTCTTGTCAAAGGTGTCGCTGTCAATGGCATTGATCTGATTCATCACTATGGTATCTACACTTTCAAAATTGATGTCGATCGGTGCAGAAGTAGCGTCTACTTCTACCTTTTCGGGTATCAGCATCAGTTCTCTGAGATCATATTCGGGCATGAACTTTTCTTTGATAAAGTTAGCTTCCTCGAAAGTAATAGGTAAATCAATGGTCACGCGACAGTGCATCTTGGGACGCAGCAGTTTTTCTGGTGTGTCGATGATCTGACTCAGTTTGTAGGTTCTATATATGGGTTGATCCGGCCAAGTTATGTATTCAGGTTTACCACCCCATTCTAGAATCATCATGCCACGATCGTCGTCACCGGCATCTGCATAGTTGTGAGGAAATGCATTACCTATATAAACGATGTTGTTGCTCTGCTGGCGTTTGTGGAAGTGTCCCGAGAACACATAGTCTTGATGTTGGAAATGACTGCGCTGCAACTGTCCGTGGTCCGGCATCTGCACCATGGCGTTCATGTAAAAACTAGGCAGTTCGAAATGACCGAAAATATATTTGCTTTTGATTTTAGGTATATCCCGCCATTCGTCACCTACTAGCCAAGGCAGTATGGTTACATCTTCCATAGTCAGTGGATCTTTGATAGCAATGATATTAGGAAATAGTCGCATGAATTCTATGCTGTTGATTTCACGTTTGTCTTTGTAGAACAAATCGTGATTTCCTAATATAAAAAACACCTTTTCAAACGAATCATTTAATCGTTCAAGATTACTCACTGTGTAATTCATTGTACTAACATCAGTGGTGCTGCGATTGTGATGCCAGTCTCCGAGAAATATAGCCGTTTCACAGCCGTTGGCCTGAGCAGTGTCGCAGAACCAATCCACAAACTGTTCGCAGTCAGTGTTGTGTGTTCTTGAACCGCCCTTGAGACCAAAGTGTATGTCGGTGAAACAAGCGACTTTTTTGAATAGACTCATAGATTTATTATACTGCCTTTATGATAAAAGATCAATCCCAATCACTGCCGGTGTTATCCACAGTGGTAGTGACTATAGCAGGACCGGGCACACTGCCTCCTGCATTCTGTCTAGTCCATGAAGGATTCATGCCGTTCATTTCTAGAATGTCGTCTCGAATGTTTTGGTTGCGTTTTTCAATGTTGATGATTCGCACGAATGAATTAGTAACAGCAGCGGTATAATAAGCAAAAGGATTATCGGATTTGGATTCATCGAACTGTAGTCCTATCTGAGTGAGTTGTAAGATAGCCTGCCCACGCATTTCGTCATTGTAGGTATAACCCCGGACATTGCCTCTAGTAGCATAGCGTTCACAGAGCTTGATAAACATGCGAGCTAGATCGTTGGTCATCTGACCGTGATCCTTAGAGAATTCACCGCGCTCGAGATCGCCTTTCCAATGGCTTTTGCCTACACAACCGATGTTGCCTTTGTCATCGAACTTCCAATGTTGGAATGGCGGAAAATTAACCTTGTCGTGACTGTCTGCGGTGTTTTTCAATGTCTTTTTGCGACCCGGCGCAAGCGGTATATGTTCAAAAGTCATCACACGAAATATAAGATCTTCCTTGCGCATTTTTTTGTAGTCTACTTCAAATTCTTTAGCAGGCAGCTTTTTACCTCCAGCTATAACCGCTGCTTCGTGCGCCTGTTTGCTGAGCCTTGCAGCACAGTTTCGTTTGGCTTCTGCTATGGTTCTTATGTTGATTTTTGCTAGACTTGGTACTATGAGATCATAGAATCCGTATTCTGGTTTAGTATAACTGCAATAGGTATTTTTGCTGAGATGTATTTCTTTCAGTAGGTCTTTGTTGGTCAAGTACTTGATCTTGGGCACTGTCATTGATTATATGTCTCCGTGGTTAGTAATATAATAGCACATTTTTCTAATAATAAATAGTCTATAACAAGGAAATCTGTTCAAAATGGCTCGTAAGACTTATCCCAACACGCCGCAGGAAGAAGCTGATAGGATCAATGCAAAAAGCGGTGATCCCAACGGTATCACAGCTGAACAAGTAGCCAACAATCGCAAGCTCAACGAATCATTAACCGCATCATTCGGGTTCAGCAACAGTACCAGCGGACCGCCGATCAACCCGTTTGCCAGCCTAGTGGCAGGACTTTCAGATAGCATCCAAAAAACACAAGAAGCCGATGCAGTAACCTTGCCTGGAGATTTTGCACAGGCCAAAGCTGAATTAGATTCCAAGATTTCCAGAGCATCAGGAGAGCTCGGATCGGGTCTCAACGGATCCACTGGAAATGATAATGCAGCTTTTAGCCAGTCTACAGCGTTGGCCAATAATGCTCTAAGGGGAACCAGTCCGCTAGCAGCAGCAACAGGTGCTGGAAGAGCAACTACTGGCATGGGAGGATTTGCTGACGCTGCCAGAAGTAAATTCAGTGGTGCTGTGGATTCTTTACGGACTGTGGCAGGATCGACTAGTAACATCGCAGCAGATATCTCCGGTACCATAAACAAATTAACAGGCGGCAGCCTTGCTGGCGGGTTGATGAAGGTTGCAGGACAAGTAAGCTCAGCTGCCGGTATGCTTAACAATATACTTAGTCGTAAACGTGCTGCTAATCTCCCAAAGGGAGCAGAAGCATTCAGCAAAGACGGAGAGCCAATTAAACTTGACGTAAGTTCTAAAAATGATTGGCGTGTACGTATAACCTGCGAGTGGGGTATATTTAACAGTCCTGTGTTTTCTAGACTAGTAGCTACAGGCGGCGTGGTGTGGCCCTACCTCCCCAGTATCACAGTGGCCACCAAAGCTGAATACTCAACCATTAATACGGTGCACAGTAATTATACTCAGTATGCATACAAAGGCAGCTCAATAGATGACATACAGATTTCAGGCGAATTCAGTTGTGAAACTGAAAGTGACGCAGAATATTGGATAGCCGCTACTACCTTTTTTAAAACAGCTACCAAGATGTTTTTTGGTGAAGGTAATCTGGCCGGAAATCCTCCAATAATATGTGTATTAAAAGGCTACGGAGCCAACGTGTTTAATAACACACCAATAATCATAAAAAGTTTTTCAGTAGATCTCAAAGATGACGTTAACTATGTTAAGTGTGAATCATTTGGATCTACTACATGGGTGCCTGTGCTCAGTACAATTTCAGTCACAGTGTCACCGGTTTACACCAGAGCTAGAATGCGTAAATTTAATCTACAAGATTATAGCAGAGGACAATTAGCATCAGAAAAAGGTCAAGTGGGATACATCTAATGGCAAAATATTCTAAAGCAAGTCCATGGGCCAACACTCAGCAAAATAATTTTTATCTTGAGTTGTTGGATATTCGACCAGTCCCTGCCGAAGCAGATGACGTAAGATATGTAATAGAAAATCAATATCGCCACAGACCGGATTTATTGGCCTTTGACCTCTATGGTAATCCTAAACTTTGGTGGGTATTTGTACAGAGAAACATGTCAGTGATAAAAGATCCCATTTATGATTTTAGACCAGGTACGGCTATATATCTTCCCAAACAACGCAATCTGTCAAAGTTTCTAGGAGTGTGAAATGGCTTTTAGAGAATTAGGAAGAATATTAGAACTTAAAAAACCTGATGGTACGCCAGTAATTCCCTTCGACACCGCAGCGGGATATAATGTAGGAGTGGCCTTTCGCACCACCGAATCAGAAGTTGCTAGAGCCACTGATCCTATCGAAGACGGTGTGAGCAAAGTAGCAGTTGATGCTAAAAAAATATCCTCATCAGCGGTTAAAAAATTACCAGCACTATTCGGCAATCCCATGGAGGACTTTGCCACCAGCACGATCCTATGGACGTTAGCAGCATTGACTCCTGCGCAATTTAATAATCCTAAATCATATAGAGATAGTCCTAGTAACTTAAAAAATATTGTGTTTAGTTCTGGCGGTAGATTTGATAATCAACGGGTTAATACTTTATCTGGTTCTCCGGAATATTTTATCAATAACTTTGTTATGAACAGTATTATTGGTGCTAACGAAAAGACCGGTAATAGTAATGCCATTAAATTTAGTTTTGATATAGTAGAACCTCAGTCGATGGGCCTGTTGTTGCAGAGTATGCAGGCTGCCGCTGTAAATGCTGGATATCTCAGTTACCTAGACAACTGTCCATATGTGCTAAGAATGGACATACAGGGATTTGACGAACTCGGTGTTGCTATAAGTTCAATCAAGCCTAAGTTTTTTGTCTTGAAATTAGTATCAATGAAATTTACAGTTACTGAAGCTGGTTCTAATTACAAGGTAGAAGGCATTCCTTATAATCATCAGGCATTTTCAGATGCTATAAATGTCACATACAACGATTTGAAAATTGCCGGTGATTCTAACAGCCTAGGAGTAGTAGCAGAAGTCTTGCAAACCAGCGCAGACGGTCTGACAGCGGTGCTGAATAGAAATGAAGAAAAACTAAAAGCCGAAGAAAAAATTACGGAAACCGATATTTATGTTATACAGTTTCCGAAAACCAGTAGCGATTGGTATTCGTCCGGCAGTACAGTGGTCCAGAAAAATCAAGCTACAATCAACATAGATGAAGAAAACGAAGGCGATATCGCATTGTTTGGTTCTGGAATCAGCAAAGTAGTGGATGTAAAAAATTTGCCAATAAACGAAATTGGTTCTTCTAGTCTTGGATTTGACCAACTAACGGGAGGAGCGAATATCTTTAAACGTGCCGGCGACAGCATAGATGAAAAAACAGGATTAGTTAAAAGAGAAGGAATGACCATAGACCCTAAACTTCGTGCATTTCAGTTCGGACAAGGGCAATCACTGACCGCCATTATTAATCAGGTTGTTTTAAGTTCTAAATATGCCTATAGTGCTATTAATGATAAAGTAACTCCAGAAGGATATATCAAGTGGTTTAAATTAGATGCTCAGATTGAACTTTTAAACCTAGACACATTAACAGGCGACTTTGCTAAAAAAATAACATATCGAGTGGTGCCATATTACATCCATCAATCAATATTTTCCAACGTCAATGCAGCTCCTGTGGGATATCATGAACTGATGAAATCAGTGGTCAAAGAATACCAATATATCTATACAGGTCAGAATGTTGATATTCTTAGATTTGATATTGATATTAATAACTTGTTTTTCACAGGGGCTAATCCTGCAGCGGAAAACAAGTCATCAAAGACTGGTAACCAAGATCAAACATCCGCAGAAACTTTAAATCCCACTACCGGAACAGGTCAAGGAAGTGCACCGGCTTCGCAGGCAGCACAACTAGGTAGAGCTAGACCAAAACGAGATCCTAGATTGTTGAAGGGGTACAAAGGAGGATCGGGAACTAAGTCAGTAGAACAAAATGTAGCAGAAACCATGCAACAGGCGTTCCTTAGTGGTAACAGTGCCGATCTTATTTCTGTAAATTTAGAAATAATGGGAGATCCGTACTGGCTTGTGGACAGTGGAATTGCCAACTATTTTGCAGAAGCTCCGTCACCGACCAGCCAAATAACCAACGACGGGACTATGAACTATGAAAGCGGCAATGTCTATATCTATCTTACCTTTAGAACACCAGTCGATATCAACGAAATGTCAGGACTTTACGAGTTTTCCGATGACAGTAAAGAGAGTCCGTTTGGCGGCATATACAGAGTAGTGGCTTGTGAAAATACGTTTTCGGATGGCCAATGGAAACAAAAATTAAAATGTCTTAGAATGCCGGGTCCTCAAGGTCCTGAAATCACTGAAGAAGACAGTACAGGCACTGTAACTCCGGTAAATGCACTGGCTACGGATTTAAAAATGCAGGAATCTCCAAAAACCAGTCCCATAGGTGATACAGCAACAGCCACATCTGTTGTGAATAATGATTCTACAACCAGTGTGAACAATCGCACATCTACAACTAAAACCACCAGTAATCAAGCACCGATTAAAACAGGTTTTAGATATTACAGAGATCTAGGACAAGGATAATAAATGGCAGAATTAGGAAGACCTTCGGCAGAAGGTGAAGGAAGATCAGGGGTCCTCACACAGGGTATATATCTTGCTAGGGTGATTAGTCACCTTGATCCTACGTTCATGGGATCGTTAGAAGTTACATTATTAAAAGATCAAGCCAACGATCCCGGCGACGACAGTCAATTACACATAGTGAAATATGCTCCCCCTTTCTTTGGATATACAGGTTACGAGTATATGGGTAAAAATAATGGCACTACCTCTACTATCGAGGGATTCAACGACACACAAAAAAGTTATGGTATGTGGTTCGTGCCGCCGGACGTTGGTGTGAATGTACTGGTTTTGTTTGTGGATGGTGATCCTAGTCAGGGGTATTGGTTTGCCTGTGTGCCTGGTCGTAATATCAACAACATGGTTCCTGCCATCGCAGGATCTAAGATCAATTCTCTAGATGCTACAGATAAAACTAGATACGGTCCTATGAAAGATGCTCGAGGAAATTCTTTACCGTTGCCTGTGGCGGAAGTTAATAAACGTATTATAGGTGAAAAACCTAACGTTGATCCAGAAAAGTTTCCTCGAGTTGTTCATCCTATCGCTGATAGATTTCTAGAACAAGGTCTCCTGGAAGATGACGTTAGAGGCACGTCATCATCATCGCCTAGACGAGAGTTACCCGGAATGGTTTTTGGTATTTCAACTCCCGGACCAGTCGATCGTAGAACCAACGCTAAAAAAGCAGTGATAGGAAAAAAAGACAGCAAGTCTGCTCCATTGCCTATTAGTAGATTAGGTGGCACACAGTTGGTTATGGATGACGGCGATGATCGATATCACCGAGAAAAAACAGCTGCAGAAGGACCCGTGAAATATATTGATTTGTTGGATCCATCCGTTCAGAGAAGAAATTCAACAAGTGAGCCTACAGTTCCATACAATGAATATTTTAGAGTTCGGACACGTACTGGACACCAAATATTGCTGCATAATTCAGAAGATTTGATTTATATAGGCAATGCCAGAGGCACTGCCTGGATTGAAATGACCAGTAATGGTAAGATAGATATCTATGCTCAAGACAGCGTCAGCATACATACCGGTAATGATCTCAATATACGTGCTGACAGAGACATTAATTTTGAAGCAGGTCGTAACATGAATTTCAGAACCGAATCAGGTAAATGGCATGCAGAAATCGCCACAGACATGGAGTTCTTGATCAACAACGATGCCAAGCTCACAGTAGGAGCCAATCACGATGTATTAGTAGGTGCGAAACTCAAGATTTCAGCTAACAATGATATGGATATAGCTACTAACACAGAACTTAAAATATCTGCTACCGGTGATATCAGCCTAGGCTCCACATCAGAACTAAAAATGAATGGCACAAAAATCAATCTTAATGGTCCTAACAATGCAGAAACTGCGGTAACAGCAGACTTTGTGAGACCGTACGATCTCCGAGATAATCCTGCTACCAGCACTGCAGTAGGTTGGGATAAACGATATCAATCAGGTATAGTAAAGAGTTTGATGAAACGAATTCCTATGCACGAACCTTGGCCTCTGCATGAGCATCTAGCTCCTGCGCAACTAACTCCTGATATCACAGATAGGGACGTCTAATCATGGCAAATCAATTATATAATCAAAAATCTGTGGCTAACACCACAGCGGTTACAACAGAAAGCCAAGGTGTGTTCTTGTACAAAGGCTTCAGCAGTCAACAGAACTCAAAAAACTATAGACTCTATGATATTGATCTAGTCAAGCAGGACCTAATTAATCATTTCTATATCCGTAAGGGAGAGAAACTAGAAAACCCAGATTTTGGCACAGTGATCTGGGACATGTTGTTTGAAAATTTCACGGAAGATGTCAAACAGATTATTGCCAAAGACGTAGAAGCCATAATAAATTATGATCCAAGAATTTCAGTGAATTCAGTCACAGTGGACAGCACAGATCAGGGCATACGCATACAGGCTGACATAGTTTATATTCCGTTTAATGTCAATGAAAGAATGACCTTTGATTTTGATAAAACCAATAATATGATAATATGACCAGTTTATTTTACAACATAAATATTGGCATAGGGACTTGAAATGACCACTACCAGCAGACAAAATAATCTAATTCTAAACCAAGACTGGACTAGAATCTATCAGACATTTAGAAATGCCGACTTTAAAAGCTACGACTTTGAAAATCTGCGCAGGGTTATTATCACTTATCTGCGGGAAAATTATCCCGAAGATTTCAACGACTACATCGAATCATCTGAATATCTAGCATTGATAGATGCAGTGGCATTTCTCGGACAGAGTCTAGCCTTCCGCATAGACCTCGCCAGCAGAGAAAATTTTATCGAACTGGCCGAAACCAAAGAAAGCGTGTTGCGTATAGCTCGCATGTTGAGCTACAATGCCAAGAGAAATCAAGCTGCCTCGGGTCTATTGAAATTTACCAGTGTGGCCACCACCGAGGACATCATTGACAGCAATGGCCGAAACCTCGCACAACAAATCGTAAGTTGGAACGATCCAACCAACACCAATTGGCTTGAGCAATTCATTCTGGTGCTAAATTCTGCCATGGCAGATAACACAGAATTTGGTCGCAGCCAAGGATCAGCTACTATCCAAGGCATACCTACAGAACAGTATAGATTTAGAACCACCAGCACAGATGTGCCCATCTACAGTTTCAGTAAAACCGTGGCAGCCAGAGGCATGTTGTTTGAATTAGTTTCTACAGCATTTAAAAACAGTGAAAACATCTATGAAGAACCTCCGGTTCCTGGTAACCAACTGGGATTTGTTTATAGAAACGACGGCACAGGTCCTGGTAGTCCTAACACAGGATTTTTCCTGATGTTTAAACAAGGCACGCTAGCTCTGGCTGATTTTGGCATAGGTGTTCCGACACCTAATGAAAAAATCGCCATTGATGCTGCCGACATCAACAACGACGATATTTGGTTGTTTTCATTGAACAGCGCAGGCGCACAGTTAGAAGAATGGACCAAGGTATCAACGTTAGTAGGCAACAACATAGCCTACAACAGTGTAGAACAAGATATAAGAAACATATATGCAGTCAATACCAAAGAAAATGACACAGTCGATCTGGTGTTCGCCGATGGAGTCTATGGTAATTTACCACAGGGATCCTTTAGGGTGTTTTATAGAACCAGCAACGGATTATCATATACCATCAGTCCTAATGAACTGAGAGGTATAAACATTGGTATCAGTTATTTCAATAAATCAGGTGTAGAGCACACGCTGACAGTAGGACTAGCTCTACAATCCACAGTGGCCAATTCAGCAGCCACCGAAAGCATAGATTCAGTAAGGACCAATGCTCCTGCGGTCTATTACACACAGAATCGTATGATCACGGCTGAGGATTATAATCTCGCACCATTAAGCAGCAGCCAAAACATAGTCAAGATAAAATCAATCAATAGAACATCTAGTGGTATTAGCAGAAACTTCGACATCATAGATGCCAGCGGAAAATATTCCAGCATCAATGTGTTCTGTGACGACGGATATATCTACAAACAAGAAAGTGAAGAAACACTGGGATTTAGATTCGACAGCAGGATTGATGTTATTAATTTTATTCGACAAAGCATAGAACCAAAATTCACAGATCCCGATGTGTATAATTTTTATTTTACAAAATTTGATAGGATCCTATTCACAGATACCAATACCGTGTGGCAGAGCGTTACCACATCTACCCCCACAGGTTATTTCAAGAATGTGGTAGATAATTCTCTGTTAAAAGTGGGCATATACAGCACCTCCAGTTTGAAATATCTGCTCAGTGGAGCATTGATTAAATTCACAGCCCCCACAGGTTTCCATTTTATGCCTAACGGCACATTGATGGCAGGACCACCAGACCATCCTGGCGCTACTACCTTTAAATGGACCAAGGTGGTGTCTGTGGTAGGCGACGGAACAAATGCAGGTCGAGGTGTGTTAACCAGCGGTCTAGGAGCAATTACATTCAGCGATGTGATTCCCACAGGTGCTGTAGCTAACCGCATAGTTCCTCGATTTATAAACGATCTAAATACTGCACTAGAAACAGAAATAGTAAATCAGTGTGCGCAGAATTTAAACTTTGGATTGAGATATGACTCAGTCTTATCTACCTGGAAAATCGTCACAGCTACGAACATTAATTTAGTCAGTGATTTCAGTTTAGGAAAATCAGGAGATGTCACTAACACCAATGCAGATAGTTCATGGCTTGTGGCCTTTGTCAAAGAAGCAGACAGATATAATGTAAGAATCAAACGCCTAAGTTATGTGTTTGGCAGTGTTACACAGAACCGATTTTATTTTGATACTAATGAAAAACGTTATAACGACCAATTAGGTGCTGTGGTCAAAGATCAGATCAATGTTCTTGGAATAAACACTGACAGTGGCTTTATTACAGCATTACGGCAGGATATTGCATTTGAAATTAGTGACACTATTAAATTTGAGGACGGATATGAAAGCACTACTGAAATAAAATTAAGTTTTAAAGACAGTGATGATGACGGCGTCATAGATAATCCGGATGCATTTGAGCAGATAGTTGGAGCAGATACCGCATTGAATTATTTGTTCTTCAAAGAAACCGTTGATCAGTATGGCACCACCATTTATCAGTTGGTAGATAATTCAAACGATCTAATTCTCATTAGAGAAAAAGAATCTTCGGTCGATTTCACTGATGTAACAACCTATCCTGATGGACAACTAATTTATTTTTATACCATTGATGAAGATGCTGTAAAAGCAGTGAATCGAAGCACCAATACATTTGATCTCGATAGATCATATCGAGCCAATATTGGACGAAGAAATCTTAAATTTCAGTACATCCATAACGCCAGCGTGGATCGCAGAATAGATCCCAGCTCTAGTAACATAATTGACATATTTTTATTGACCAGATCCTATGATGAATCATATAGGATTTATCTTGCAGGTGGCTCTGCGACTGCTCCGGAACCACCTAGCACAGACAGCCTAAGAACTACGTTTGGTGCTAGTTTATCGGCCATTAAATCTATCAGTGATGAAATCATTTATCACACAGTGAAATACAAAGTACTGTTTGGTTCAAAAGCAGATCCTAAACTACAGGCCACATTTAAAGTGGTTAAGAATCCCGGACAATCCATCAACGACAATGATTTAAAAGTTCGAGTTATCACAGCGATGAATGTATTTTTTGACATTAGTAACTGGGACTTTGGAGACAGATTCTACATGAGCGAACTGACTACTTATATTTTAAATTCTACAGCTCCAGACATTAGTAATATAGTTATATGTCCTAAACAAAGCAGTCAATCATTCGGCAGCCTGTTTGAGATTCAGAGCAGATCAGACGAAATCCTAATCAGTGGAGCAACGGTGGCTGATGTTGAAATAGTCACAGCTATCACAGCAGCTGAAATCGGTGTTGATTCTGCTAGGGTGATAACCAACACAGGAGCTAGAAGCAGCACAAATGGCAGCACCAGCACTAGTAGTGGTAGCAGCAGCGGTGGTAGCAGCGGTAGCAGCGGTAGCTATGGGTATTAAGTTCAAGCATTTATATAAGATCTATTAACTATGTCAGATAAATTTTTTCCTTTCAGCAAGTTACCTATAAGAAAAGCTGTAGAACTTCTGCCCAAAGTTTTTCAGACTGAAGCCAACGATAAATTTCTTGCAGGGGTGGTAGATCCACTTGTGCAGCCGGGATTATTAGATAAAATTACAGGGTATGTTGGTCGCAGATTTGGAAAAACCTACAACGGTAATGATCTGTATCTAGACACCGACGCAACATTACGAAGTGCATATCAATTAGAACCAGGTGTGATAAATCGAAATCATGATAAGATTGAAAATTTTTATGACTATATCGATTTTAAAAATCAGTTAAAATTCTTCGGCAACACAGATGACCGCGATGACAAAATCACTAGCCAAGAACACTATACTTGGAATCCGCCCATAGCCTGGGATAAGTTTGTTAATTATCGAGAATATTATTGGGTACCAAATGGCCCACCTAGTGTTGCTGTGTATGGCCAAAGTGCCACAGTAAGCAGTACGTATAGGGTAGTGTTGGGTACAACTGGTAATAGTTTTGTATTCACTCCTGATGCTTACACTAATAATCCTACGCTAACATTGTATAGAGGACAGTCATACAAATTCAAAGTAAATG